CCCCAATTAAACGGCTTTCCTGTCTTAGGATTAATCTTGGGTGGTGTTGGAGGAACTGGTGTTGGAGGAACTGGTGTTGGAGGAACTGGTGCTGGCTCACCGCCTTGTTTTAGACTAGCTGTCAACTGCTGTGTTAATTTATCCAAATCCATCATGTTCTGCATGTACTGATGCTCTGCATCTGTAGCCGCTTGAGATACTTGTTGAGTAGTTGGTGCTGTAGAAACAGGTTGTTCTTGTTTTCTATTTCTACCAAACAAATATCCACCTGCGGCTCCTAGTGCTAATGGAACTAATGGTAGAAATTCATCTAATTGTTGCTCGCTTCTGCCTTCTTCAATGGCATCGAGTTTAGTCATTATGTCTCTTAAGTTCATGTTGTCGTCCTCTTATTCTTTTGGTACACAGTTAGGGACCGTGCGTCCATTCTTCTTTTTGGTACCTACTGGTTTATAACCGTCCCAGCAAGGATTTGAATTCTTTAGTGAGCGTTTTTTAGCATTGGCTTCTTTGATAGGATTGTTTTCGCCAATATGTTTAGGTATATTAGCAGTTCTGCGACCACCTTGTTTGCGAATACGTGCAAGTTCGTCTATACCATGACGAATTTGTTCCATATTCATCGCTAACTCTGGAAACTGACGAGTGATATTTTCCCAAGTTAGCAAATCGTTTGTTTGTGCTCTTTCGGATAAATCTTTTAATTGACCACGTGCTCGCATTATACGTGCTTCAATACTAGCAGGATTTACACCTTGATGACTATGAATAGTGCTAGCCGCTGGATTTTCTTTATCAAAATCTAATGGAGTTTCGTCTACAACGTAATTACCCATACCTGGGCCGCCAGTAGGATTAAATCCCATGCTATGACCAGGAACTTCGTTTTCTTTAACTTTCTTTTTCTTACCTTTCATGGCATTACTTAACAATGCAGTGCCTTTATCTTTCTTATTAAATTCTTTAGCAACTGAAGTTTTTATACCAACCTTTTTAGCAAATTCTGGATCATGTGCGGCCGCTGCCATTGTACGAGCTTGTTTTTCACTCTTACTTTTTTCATTCACTACTTCTTCGCTATAATTTTTATATAAACTGCTATCAATTGACTGCAATGCTTTACGTTTCGCGATTTTTTCAAGAGGATCTTGTTTACCTTCTTTCATTAATACACGTTCGGCAATTTTACCTGCATATTGATTAATCAACTGGCGCTTACTTGTTTGATTTTCTTGAAATTCTTGCTCAACATCGTGGAAGTATTTGCCCAATCCATTGGTAGTACTAACAGTTACTCTTGGTTTGCTTTCTTGTTTTTGATAGTGTTGCATTGCCATCTGAACTGGTAGGCTAACTGCGTGAGGACTTTTGCCTTCATTGAGTATTTTAACATCATTCTTTTTAACAATAGATAAAAACTTATCTAAGCTGTTTTCTTGCATAGTTGCCATTACTTTGGCTGTTTCTTCATCGCTCAAAGGAGTTGTCGTAACTTGAGGTTCTTTAACTTGATTTTTTGGATCTAATTGTCTTAACAACTGTTGGATAACTTTGCCTTGATCTTGTTTAATAGCGGCTATGTACCCTGGACTTTTAACAGTGGTGCCCATAATCGCACCCTTCTCTTTAGTATCGATCCCCGGCAAATCGTAATATTTTGATCCGTCGGTTGGGTCTGTTTCAAGATAAGGAGCAAGTAATTTTTGTTGAGCTGGTGTAAGACCTGATGGCGATGGTGGAGTAGTGGCTGCGCCATACATAGCGGCTTCGTCGACTACTCGAAGAAACTGAGACATCTCATTAGCGCCAGCTACAGGCTTTGAAGATGCCCTGTCCATCGCCTGTAGTATGCGCTTCATGTCCATTGGATTATCCCAATAAGCGTTGTGTTAATTGACGAATGCGATCAATTTCAGTAGATTCGTTAATAGATTCCTTGAATGGATGTCCTGTTTTAGCGGCTGCCTTAGCACGTGACCCCCATACTTCGTCTTTAGGACTTTCTACTTTACCATCGCCATCATAATCTTTATCAGCTTTTTGTGCAACTGCTTTCTTTTTTTCTTCGATGTAGCTAGTAACTTCTTTAATGTTCTTCCACATAGCGGCAGCGGCTACTTTCTCGCCTTTTTCTTTGCTACCATATTTCTCAGCGGCCTTAGCGGCTACTTTCTTGAAACCTTTACCTGGCTTGCCAATGTCTTCACCTGCTTTGGCTTTCTTGACTGTAGCAGTTTTCTTAGCGGCGCTTAATCCTGCACTTGGAGCACTTTCGTCATACTTGTCGTCCTTGGCCGCACGAGTCATAACCCTTTTACCTTCAGCCATTGTATAACTACCGGGGCACTCGTACATCATACCATTGTTAATGTGTGGATGACTGTGATAGCATTCACCCATTTCACCATGGGCAATCGTGCCACCGTGATTTTCGCAGGCATCTTTGTGATGCATGGCTAGTTCAAGATGTCCACTCTTGTGATGTTTAGAATATTCACAAGCATGATGATGAGCTTTATCTGCGGCACTCATACCACTTTCATTCATTTTCTTTTTGTCTTTAAGAGCTTTTTTCATTGGCTCTTTTCTGTTACCATCTTTGTCAAAATCTAAAAAGTCTGGTTTTTTACCTTTAGCTTCATAGACTCCTTGACCAAACATATTTTCGTCTAAGTCTTCGTCATCTTCTTTTTTCTTTTGCTTAGGAGCGTTCGGATCAACTTTCTTCCCACCGACAACTTTAGTTATAGAACCTGGATATTTCTTCCCCCATTCTTTACTATCTTTTTCTTGTGCTTTGTCTGCATCTCTCATGTGCTTCTTTTCAGCACTTGACTGCGCTTTAGCATGGCTCTTAGGAGGACTTGGAGGTGCTTTGTACTCTTCGTCATCGTAGTCGCCTTTTTCATGCTTTAGACCTTTTTCTGTCTTAGTAACTGTACCCCCACGTTTGGTCTTATAACTGTCGCCAACACGTGATTTGTCCGTAAATTCTTCATCTACTTCGGATTCTGGACTCATCTCGCCGTCTTGATTGTCCATACGGCGATGTGCGGCTTTAGTAGCACGTACTAAGCGTTTGTATTTTTCAACTTTAGCCATTGCTGTTGGATGCGGAGTCATACCTGGTACATGTACTACACCAGTACCTCCGCACTCTTCACACGGTTGCTCTCCGCCGTTCAATGGACCTTCCATTACTTTTTTCTTTTCAGCGTGAACCTTTTTAAGTTCTTTAACTTTAGATTTAGCCTCCATCAACCAATTTGAAAGCACTCGACGCTTGCCTTCGCTTAGTTCTGGGGAATTCAAGGCTTCACCGTATTCGCCGATTTTCTTTTCATAAGCCATGTAGTGATAGACACTGGCAATGTTGGTAGCGGCCATAGTAATCTTAGCCTGTACCCATGCTTCCAGTTCTTCATCGTCTTCGATGTGTTCTTGTAAGCTGGTTGCATAGTTGGCTAATTTGATTAGCTCTTGTTTAGCCATTGCACCTTCTTGGTCACCGTGGCTAATTTCTGCTCCCATTTCCTGTTCTGCGCCCATTTCTGGGTCCATATTGTCTAATTCTGATGGCATGAGTATACTCCGTTATCTTTATATATTTAGCGTCTTTTGATAACAGACGCTTTCTTCTTAGGGCCCCCGAATAGGCTAGAACCTTTAATATCTAGACCGTTAACTGCGGTTCCCATCTTAGTTTTTGGTTGTACTACTTTAGGCTGTGGTGGCGCTTTTGTACCACTTTTACCAGGACTACCTATATAACTTTTCTTACCACGGGCTTTTCCTGGACTAAGCTGGGGAGCATCTACAGTACCGATATTAGCGGCCATTGTGGCTCCTGCTGTAGCTGATTCTCTAATACCAGCACCATTGGCTTTTTGAACAGCTTGGTAAAATGCCTTGGCTTGTTCTTCGGTAGGATTCTTATACATCTGACTTAACAAGTTATGTGCATCATTTAAGGCTGGTACACTAGGATGTCCTTTACCTAACGCCATCATACGCTGATTAAGTTGGTCTTGTACTCGTGCGATCGATTGTGAATCTTTTCCTATGGTATTTAGAAAACCAGGCAATTTTGCCATAGCCGCACTAGCTATACCTTCATTCTCAACTTCTGGTTTACCATATGGATGTACTTCAACCCATTTACCGCCTTGATTTTGAATCCATTTACCTTTGTGATATTTGCTTTTAACAATATCATGCACTCTTAGTGCGGCTTCTTGGCTATCTCTATAGCCTAAATTACGTGCTTCACGTTCTTGATGGCCGGCGATCATGTTTTGTTTAAGTCTGCCGTCCTGTGGATCATACCTATACCAAAGATTAGCTTCGTCGTGCCCACCGCGCAAATCGTTACCATCGCTGTCATAATAGTTTGTAAAACTACCGTGTCTGCCTTCTACTAATTCTTTAGGATTAAATCCTGTTAAATCTTTAATTTTCATTTTGTTCTTCCTCTAAAGCCTTTGCTCCCCATGCCAACAGGGTTTTCACCGCCCATAAACTTAGGTAAACTAAACCACAACTTAAACCATTCTTCTGTTCCAGGTTGTATATTTTGCTCACGCTCGATAATACGTTTTTCTGTACCAGTTATACTGATATTGCTTCCGCCGTAAGGTTGCAGTCCTGCATATTCAGTGATACCTGCTAACTTCTTAAGACGTAGTAGTTCATCCATTATTTCAAACTCGCTCTTAGCATCCAACTATGCTTTTTATGTGCATCCTGACGATCAGCTAAAAAATTACTTAGCCCGTGATCTCCGTGTTGCTCAGCCATATCAAATGTAATACGGAAAATGTCTGCCATACGATCGCTGTCAGCTAATAGTTCTTGTAGCATGTCGCTCCAACTTGGTACAGCATTTTCATCATCCACTTCAGTTAACAGGCTAAATCTTTTTAGACTAGCTGGAGCATACACATCTAATGCCCTAAGATGTTCTGCAAAAGTATCGATGCTACCATATACTTCTTCGTATATTGTTTGAAACAATTCATGGAGTTGTGCAAACAACGGCCCTTCGACGTTCCAATGGAAATTATGTGACTTTAGATAAAAACTAAATTCACTGGCAAATGCTGTTTTAAGTGCTAGATGATATTTGTCGTGTTCCATTATATTCCGTATTTGTTCTTTTTAACTTTAGCCACAGGACTTACAGTGTTATTAGTTGACAATTCTAAACTCTGTGGGGTAGTTTTCATTTCAATCTTATGGCCTATACGTTTTACTTGTTTTGCCACTAGTTGATGTTCTTCCGGAGTGAACGGCATCATGAAAGGATGTTTACCGAAATTATCCGGAGCGGCAATATTTCGATCGCCTGCCGCAATAGCTAAACCTGTACGATACACACCATAGAAATCACTAGGAAGATCTGTAATACTAAATGCGCCCGGCATGGCGGCCTGTGCTTCTACAGGAATGTCTCCGCGTAAACTACCGTATTCATTTGCCCCTTGATGCTGACTGTGCGTATCATGAGGGTCGACTCCAGATGGTACACCAAATTTGCCTGTAGCAAAAGTTTTTGAATGATACTCTGGGGCCGGTTGAGTCTGCCCCAGCTGTCTAGTATCTTTTGGATTTCTCTTAGGAGCTGGTGCTACCTGTTCGGAGATAAATTCTTTAGCTCTCATTATATACCATACCTATTCTTTTTAGGTTTAGCCACCGGGCTAGTTTTGTTAACATCGTCGTGTTCTCTGCTCTTGTGATCTCTACTACTAATGTGTCCGTGGTCGCTAGGCACCGTTTTAAGAGCCGACTGTATTTTTAGATCGTCAGCATCGCTAAACGGATGAATAGTATTATATTTTTCGCTCCAACTGCTGGCGTAAGCTCCTGGAATTTTACCCTTGCTTTTACCATCGGCCATCGCCATAGCCATCCATAGACGGTTCATGTGATAAACACGATCATATCCTCCTACATCTCGAGCCAAATACACACCTTGTCCATGTTGATCTAGATCCTTATGAAGAGGCATATCTGGCTTGATACTAAGTTCTGATATTTGTTGTCTTGTAAACTCTCGAGCTCTCATTTCTCTTACGACCTTATTTGCATATTTAACCGATTCTGTAAACCCGTTGTTGCGGTCGTTTATATGATTTTGTATATGCGATATAACATCGTTAAATACTTCCATAGGATAACCGTATTTTTTGAAAAATCTTTCTACAAATAAATGTTTACTATGTTCGTTTTTTAATTCTAAGTATTTCATCATGTTATGAAATTTATTAAAATGATGAAATATAATTTGTGATAATTCGCTAGGCTTATCTGTCATAGATTTCCAGCCTATACCATGCCCAATACTTCCTTGTTTTTGATACCGTAGTTTATTTTTATCAGCGGCAACTTGACTAAATGCTTCATCTGCAACTTTTTCTTTCTTAGGTTTCTTAGGAGCTTTACCAAATGCAGGATCTGACATACGCTGTTGTGCCTTGTGCATAAGATCCATTACTTCATCATCGCTAAGTTCTGGACTCATTGCATTGCGCCACGCTTGAAAACGTTGTTCATCTGTGGCATTAGGATCTCTTAGAATATCGCGCATAGGAGTTGCACGTGGTCCTTCTTCCTCTCTGCTAGGATCATTAGTTTCTTGACGGCTGATGACATTTAGACTGGCAAAATTAAAAGGAATATTACCTGCTTTATCTGGGACACCGTTATACTGTTTTACGTAACTTAATGCCTTAACTTGATCAGCACCTACAACTACAGTACAATCCGTGTAGCCATGATGATTTAACTTGCTTAACACTCGAGTTAAATCTGGCATTTCTTCTGTAGCAACATGGAATATTTGTCCGTGATGTGGAAATACTTTTTTATATATGTTTAATTTTTCTTCAGGATACAACGGATCATCTTTGCCAACACTGCGACTTAAAACAAAATACGGGTCTGCTCCTGTTTCTTTGGACTGTGTAATAACACTACTGGCCAAATACATATGACCTTTGTGACCCATGCCACGACCCCAGCCGACTACACAAGACTTGCCTTCTCCTGTACGATTTAATTGTTCAAATAGCTGTCGTAGTCTCATTAGTCTTTCCTTGGAGCCCAGTTGGCCTGATCTATAGTCTTAACAAATTGTCCTGGAAGGTCATTCTTAAACTTACCTCCAGGGTGAGCCTGAACGTATCCTTCGGGTTTAGTTTGTCGTATACCGCCGTGTGTTCCGGTACTGAGTGCATTTATTACTTTCATCTTTTCGTGCGTTAGTAATTCAACAGCAGTTAGTACAGCATCTAGCCCAGGATGACTTAGAACTTTTTGGGCCTGTGTATTGCTTAATTTACTTTGTGCCCATGTAGCAAACTGTTGTTTGATACCGGCAACACGCAAATTTTGATTAAAGAATGAATATAACACATCACCGGGTTTACTAAGACCCGGTTGTCCTGCGATGAAACTATCGATGGCAGTCTTATTCTTTTTGATATAATTTTCAGCATGATCTAGTCCCGATTCGTCTACTTGGGGAGGATGCTCTACATAAGTTGTACCTTGTACAATTACATCAGGAGTTGAAAGGGATTCGGCATTGGGATAGCGTGTCTCATCTGCGCCAATATGTGTATAGTAACCAGTCGCGGCTATCATTATTTTAGCCTTGGCAATGCGTTTACCTAAATCACTATCCATTGGAATATGGAAACTAGTTATGTTTGGTTGAAAATCATACTCGTGTGTGCTAGGATTTAACTTTGCTGGTTTTAATGGACTGAATAAAATACCGCCTTCGATATATCCTGACTTAGGACTTATTTTTTCAAAGTATGGCCATAAATCAGCAAGCCCACGAGCAAATGCTCGACGTTGTTCTTCTTGACCGGGCTGAGTTGTTCCTGTGCCCAATACAAACATAGCAACATCATCTGGATCATTCATCATGGTAGTAACACCGCTCTTGGTATGAGTAGTGCCACGTTTCATGTAGTCCCATGCATTTTTAGGATACATGTGGAACTTACCATGTTCGTCTCTGCCCCAATAGACTACAGGACTTCCATCCCATTTTAATTCTATGGTTCCACCTTTGCTAGTCATGTGACGTAATCGTTCAACAGCATGTAGTCCACCGGTGCTGCCATTGGTAAACACTAGATCTTCTATGTGTTGATACTTTCTGCCTACAGTAGGTGCTGCCGCTTCCGCAAGATGCATGGGAGGGCTACTTTTCCAACTGCCTCCTTCGCTTGATTTTTGTAGCACTAGATCCCGTAATGCTGGATCTGGAATGGAATCTAATATTCTTTCTACACTACTAATATTAGAAGCGTTGGCTTGTGGGCCTAGCAATTTTTTAGCAATAGTATCTAAATCATAACTGATAAATTGAGATTTTTTACCAGCGGCATCTCTAGCATAAAGTCCTTCATCTGCTGAATACAACATGCCTTTTTCAGATGCCAGGGTACTCAACAATACTTGTTTATGTACTCCTTTGTAAGGACTGCCAGGGGGTATATCGTGTACATGTAATTTATGTACATGTTCTGCATTTGCTACAACCTTAATATCTACCTGATGAAAGTGACCTTTGTAAGGAAGTTTAATATGGACCTGAACTCCAGTTTTTTTAGTTTCTAAACCTTGACCTTGTAGAATTTTCTCTAACTCTACTCTAGTGTTTTTACCATCAGCGGTCTTGAATAATTTCATCAAGTGGCCTAAATCTACCATCACATCTAAATCTCCGCTCATCTTCCCAGGCGTTGGAGTAGCACCGCTACCTATTAGATATGCGTGACTGCCGATCTTGCTTAGGTAACGGTTAGTTTCATGAGCTAGGCTTCCGGCTATCGATTGGTCAAACGGCTCAGTATCGGGCCATATATTGCCACCTTCTAGCAATACAGGCTTTCTGATATTAGCATACAATTCTCTTAATAGCATGCTTAGTCCTTGTACTTGCCAGCTTTGACGTGCTCTTTTAAGTCATCGTGAAATTTACTACAGGCTTTTTTAAGAGTTTCTTCTTCTAATTCGTTAGGAAGTATGCGGATGGGGAATTTTTTCTTGTACTGTTTGTAGCATTCTCTGATGGCTTCAGCAAACATTTTACTGTGAGTGGGCTGTTTAGTCTTAATGATATCGATACATTTGATAACTGCTGGATAAACGTGGCGACGATACGCATGATCATCGTTGTGCATAAAATGTAACAAATCGTCAACTAAATCAAAGTCTAATTCGTGCTTATCACCGGTTTTTTTAATGAAATCGGTCTCTTTGAAATTGGTATTTTCTAGTAATTCTCTTATTCGCATATCAAGCCCGTAATTTTATACCTACAGAACAAACTGTACTTATAGTATTTATCGCTTTGCTACGGAACAAGTTAGGCTTTAACTATACGTTCTATCTTAGATATACACCCGCCTAAGTGCATTTTTGCCAACAGTAGGTTGTTGTCGCCTGTAACATAAAAGTGTGTACCACCCCAACTTCGGGATTTACCTAATTCTCTGATACAACTCTTAGTTAATTTGCACTTTTCACTTTGTTCAGCCCATTCGATGAAAGATTGATTGGGTTGCATTGTTTTGCCTAAAGTGACCCTGTAATCGTAATTCATCTTGGGCATTATGATAGTATCTGTAGATAAAACGGTAGATACTTCAGGCTCACTGATATATTTTACTTTATCTTTGTTTAGTTTAACCATAGCATCTATGTCTTTTTTGCTATTAGTATAGATGCTGACCCAAGGTTCTTCTATACGAAAGTCATAGTCTGTCATGCTACATAATTGAGCATGTAGATCTGTTACGTACTTTAGATCCTCGGGTGTCCTGATTTTGTTGTCTCTATAGTTATAACTTACTTTTTTATCGCTTAGTATTGATTTTTTGGTTTCTTCTAAAAACTCTTGTATATATTCAGGATTACGATGTCTGAAAATCCGTGAGTTAGGGCATACCAGTACAATCTTATACTGATATTTTCCTCTAAATAAACTCCTTGTAGTTTTATAGAACATTTTCGTCTAGCAATGATACAACTGGATCTACAGTTAGTAGCTGAACTTTGGGTTCTTTTGGTATAGCTAACAATACTAGTAGATCTTCTTTTACAGTGATATTTAACTGTCCGCCGTTCTTCAAATCCCCAAACAGCATCATTTTGGCCATCGGACGTTTAATTTCTTTATCTATTAGACGTTGTAGAGGTCGAGCACCCATTTTAGGGTCAAACCCTTTAGCAATCAACCAATTAGTACTTTCCTTATCTAGTTTGACTTTAATGCCCTTTTCTTTGACCTGGGCACGTAGTTCGTCGATAAATTTATTAACTATTTTAACCATAGATTCTTTGCCCAACTTATTAAAAGTCATAATCCCGTCTAAGCGATTACGGAATTCTGGAGTAAAGAATTTCTTAAGATCCTTATCACTGTATTCTTTTTCCTGTGTACCAAATCCAATAGTATTCTTTTCAGCATCCTGCGCACCGGCATTAGTGGTAAGAATAAGGATTAGATTACGGCAATCTGCTTGTTTGCCATTAGATCCTGTAATAAATCCGTTATCCATCATTTGTAGCAGGACTGTAGTTACGTCCGGATGTGATTTTTCTACTTCGTCAAACAGTAAAACCGCATTAGGATTCTCTTGGATCTGTGTTATCAGTAAGCCTGCATTTTCTTCAAAGCCAACATAGCCTGGAGGACTACCAATCAACTTACTAATACTATGTTTTTCTTGATACTCACTCATATCAAAACGTAGCAATTTAACACCTAAATGTTTTGCAAGTGATTTAGCAGTTTCAGTTTTACCACAACCAGTTGGGCCCATGAACACAAATGATCCGATTGGCTTGTTCTCGCTCTTAAGTCCTGCTTGTGCTACAATAATCTTGTCTACAACTTCAGTAAGTGCTAGATCCTGTCCGTATACTTCGGCTTGTAGATTTTCCTGTAAACTGGCAATGTTACTAGATTCGGTTTCCATGATCTTTTCTTCAGGCATCTGTATCATTTTAGCAAGTTCATATTGTATTTCACGCTCGCCGATAACACGATCTTCGCTTAATTTAAGATTAAAGCGACTACATGCCAAGTCAATTAGATCAATTGCCTTATCGGGTAACTTCTTATCTGTTTGATATTTGACAGAAAGTTTGATTGCCGCATCTATCGCGTCATCTCTAATTTTAGTCTTATGAAATCCTTCATAGTATTTCTTAATACCTTTAAGGATCTGACGAGTGACTTCTAGGGTCGGTTCGTCGACGGTGATTCGTTGGAAACGACGCATGAGAGCACGATCTTTTTCAAAGTGCTTACGATATTCTTCCCATGTAGTCGATGCAATGACCTTAATATTACCTTTGCTTAATGCTGGCTTCATCATATTAGCTAAGTCATTGGCGCTGTTGCTAGCTGATCCTGCACCACTAATCATATGTGCTTCATCGATAAAAAGCACAGTCTTGCCTTTCTTTTGCAAGGCTTTAATTACATGTTTGAAACGTTCTTCGAAGTCACCTCGATATTTACTGCCTGCTAACATTGCACTAATGTCTAAACTATAAACCTTGTATTCTTTCAAGAAATCCGGAACAGCACCATTGACAATATTATAAGCAAGTCCTTCTGCTATAGCAGTCTTACCAACACCGGGGTCGCCTACTAAAATTACATTGTTTTTATTCCTACGTCCTAATGCTAGAGCAATATTTTCTAATTCATCTACTCGGCCGATAACAGGATCTACTTTTTGTTTTTCTACCAGATCGTTTAGATTACTAGTAAATGCTTTTAGAGCACGATCTCCTTGGTGGTCTCCTCCACTGTCTTCTTCTAGAACTGCTTCATCGACATTATTAATAAAGTCGTTGAATTTTTCTTTATCGATATTGGCTTTTTGTATAAAGTAAAAACTCCAACTGCGTTTCTCGCCCATCATTGCAAGGAATACATCGGTGGGTTCGATGCGCTGACGGCCGTTAAACAATACCTGTGTAAAAGCTCGATTAAGAACACGTTCAACGCTTTGAGTTTTTTTAGGTTTAACTACTACGTCAGGAACGGTAATTTCTGCACACTTGTTGTTAAGATAGTCGTTCAATTCAGTTTTTAGATTTTCTGAATTTGAACCAAAATTTGTTAATGTACTGCTGAATGTTTCCTCAGATAGCATTGCAAATAACAAGTGTTCAATTGTAAGATATTCGTGATGTAATTTTTTAGCAGTTTCGATTGCACGTTCAAAGACTGCTTGTAGTGTATCACTTGGCTCGACCATTCTGTTTCCTTTTTTTCTTAAGTTGTTTTTTCTTTGCTAATGCTAATTTTAATGGACTAGTTTTATCTGTAAAGCAAACACCATTTAGATGATCTAGTTCATGTAAAAAAACTCTGGCATCTAGTCCTACAAGTTTAATTGTACGCTCTTTGCCCGTTTTGTCAATATAATCGGCAATAACTTCTTCCGGACGTTCAACATCTAACCATAAGTCGGGAAAACTTAAACAGCCCTCCTGTCCAGTCTGCATTGTTTCACTAGTTGATCTTATAACAGGATTGAAAAGTGCAAATGCATCGGCATTGCTGGGTTGCATTACAAACACTCTCCTAGTAAGACCAACTTGATTAGCCGCAAGACCTATACCATTATTGGCCTTCATGGTATTGATCATAGCTTCTTCTAAAAATGTAGCATCTGTAATTGAATCAGGATGATCCCACACCCACTCTGTAGCTATTAGTTTTAGTACAGGATCATTACTTTTTACTAATTCTAGCATCTAAATCTTTTAATTGTTGAACGATAGATGGATCTGTTACCTTTGGAGTAACAATGTGAACTACGCTAACAAATCGTCCACGCTGTTGTGTGTTGAGATTTTTGAAACCATTGCCATGACTGGCAAATTCGACACCTGTTTCGACACCTGCACGGATGTCTAAATCTAAAGTAGATCCTGTCAGCGTTTTTACAGTTTTTCTGCAACCTATCATTGCTTCGATAGGACTTATTTCTACATTAGTGAATAGGTCATCGCCTCTACGTTCATATTTAGGATTCTGTCCTACTGTAACTGTAACATTAAGGTTACCACGTGGCATTTGCGGAATACTGTCATCGCCCATACCACTATATCTAATAGTGTCTCCATGTGCTACGCCTGCCGGTAAATCAATACTGACAGTTTGCTGTCTACCACTGGGAAGTTGAAAACTAGCTTCTATCTGTTTTCCTGTGAACGATTCTTCTAGTGTGATATGACAATTTATATTTAGATCTCTATTTCTGCGTTGCTGTGCCCCACGCATCTGTCCAAATATATCTCCAAATGGATGTCCTTGTGGAAATGGATTACCTCCGCCGAACATACCACCGAACGGATCAAAACCTTGTCCTCCGGTATTAAAATGGAATTGCATACCATCGCCAAATTGACGTTGTTGATCATATTGAGCACGTTTTTGTGGGTCGCTTAGATTATCATATGCTACACTAATATCTTTGAATTTCGATTGATCACCGCCTTTGTCGGGATGATGCTTATTGGCTAAACTACGATAGGCCTTTTTAATTTCGTCTGGCCCGGCGTTTTCGTTAACCCCTAATATTTTGTAGTAATCAGTCATAAAAAAGCTCCATTAATAATAGTAATTATACTATCTTTAACGGAGCCTGTCAAGATTTTGGTTGACTTATTTTTTCTTTTTAGGTGCCACAGTATCTGGTTTAGTATCAGCTATGCTAGTACCTTCTGCTTTCTTGTGATGCTTAACTTCTTTTTTAGCTGGTGCTTTTGCTTTTTCAGCTGCCATTACTGGGCTAACTAGAACACATGATGCTACAAATAGTGCTAATATTTTTTTCATTTTATTTCCTTATAATGGTGGTTGGTCAAATGATGGAACAACTTTTTTACCAGATGATGTTAACGCTGGCGCAGTTGCGGGTGTTGCTCCTGACCCGCTATTAAAACCCGATCCAAAACCTCCTGCTGTTGCTGGGGGTGTTGTTGCTGGAGGTGTGCTTCCAAAGCCGCCTGTAGATGCTGGTGTTGAACCAAAACCGCCGGTTGAGGAACCGAATCCTCCTGCTTGAGGTGCGCCAAATGCTGGAGCCCCGCCAAATGATGAGTTGTTTCCACCGCCA